TCCACCGGACATTCCTGCCGCCCCCATGACTCCCCCCGCCACCGTCAGGGCCGTCTGAATCATGGCAGAACCAAGGGCATTCTGTGAAAGCATCTTATACTGGTCCGCCTCGCTGTGTGCCGCCATCATGGCCAGATCACCCTGGTATCGGGCGGACTCCGCGGCAAACCGCTTATTGGCATCGGAAACCGCGTTGGAAAGGGCCGCATCCCCAATGGCGCTCTCCCACACATCCGCCACCGCCACCTCCGCCTGGCTTCCGGAACCCTCGGAAGTAAAACCGGATCCGCCGCGCTGTGCCCGTGCAGAACCCATGGCGGCATTCTGATTCTGGCGCATCCGCTTCATATTGCGGGCGGCCAGGTGGGAATCGGAAACCGCCTCTGCCTCCAGGGCGCGGGCCTTCTTCTCATAAGCCGCCTGCGTGGCGCGCCCGTTGCTCAAAGCCGCCTGCCCCTGATACTTATACTGCTGGGAAACCCCGAAATCGGAACTCATAACATCAGAAAATGGAACTGTTTAAAATCTCTGTTAAAGGATCCTGATCATTGGAAGCATGCTGGCAGGTGTCCCAATAAAGGGCCTTGCTTAAAAACGCCTCACCCTGTGCCTCCAAAGCGGCCGCAAGCTGGGGAGAAGAAGCCAGCTTCAAAGCGCACCTGCCAGCCAGAAGAAACACAACGCCCTTGATGAAAAACGGACTATGATCCGGCAGCACTTCGGAGCGGGCTACCTCGTCGGAAAGATAATCCACCACCAGCTTATCGGTCCCGGCGGCGCGTTTCCCGTAACGCTCAACCACCAAATCACGCCCCTCAATGCGGAACAAATCCGCCCCCACATACAGCACGCGCAGGCAATCATCCGGAATCGGATGCCTCATGACAGAGCGCTCCATCTCAACCCGTTTGGTTGCCCAGGTCCATGCCCCGAACAACAGCGCTTCCTGCAACACGGTAGGCCACCACAAATCAACGGTGCGACCGGCTGGGGAACCCTTCACATACTCCCGGTCCCCCAACTGGGCCAAAGCCTGGTTAAAAACGGTCACCTTATCCATTTGAGGCATCATGCCACATCCCCAGGACTGATGAATACAACCGTAACTTGAACAAATGAAAAAAAGAAAGGGCGCCCCGCACAGCAGGACACCCCTCCGAACCAATAGTCAACGCAAAAAAACTAACCGGAAATCCCCACCAGCTTATTATAATAATCGGTAGCCTCCCGCCACTGTGGATGTGAAGGATCGGCGATTGCCTTATAATAACGGTGACTGGGGTCGGACAAAACAGCTTGAGCCTCGTCGGCAGGGTCCGTCTTCGCCGGAATCTGACCGCCGCCCTTCAAACCTCCCTCGCCTATCATCCGGGAAATGGCGTGCAGAACGCGGAACCCGTCCGGACTCGCAAACACAGCCATCTTCTCCATAGGAACGCCGGACTCCACGGAAAGCTTCCGGGCAAAAGCCTTGGAGGCAGAAACATTCGTCTCATACTCCGCTCCCCATTCCTCCTTCAACGCTTCGTCAGCCTCCTTAAAAGCCGCCTCCTCGTCCGCGCGGATGCTGGCAGCCACCTCGGAAAGAAACTTCCCGGCGGCATCGGCCGGCAGCCCTGCCGCCCTGGCATGTCCCTTCAACATATCCCGCAGGGCATCATTCTCCACAAACCCCTCCCCAAAATCAATCTCATACTCGGTCTCCTCCTGCGGAGAAAGCGGGGGAGGACTGTCGGGAACCGGATCGGGCTCTTCCGTACCCCCTGAAAAATCGTAGGGATTGGACGGGACAGGAGGATCCGCGGGAGGCGGATCTCCCGCGGGATTCGCAGGAGGGGCGTCATTCGTGGGAGACGGAGCGCCATTGCCGCCAGCCCCCCCTTCCGGAATGGCCTCTTCGTATAAGAACCTGTTATGGAATAGTCTACTATAGATCATGTAAATCAGGGTTATATTGTTCAATCTCGTATCTTACCCACAGGAGAACCTCCCGCTGGGCATCTCGGCGCATTGCGTCAAGGGGATCGTAGGAACCAGCCTTCCCTTGAAAGCAGGGCAAATTCGTCTGGAACTCCTTCTCTAAAATATCCAGCACCTCCGGAGTAAAAGCCTCCTTCAGCGCGGCTCGTCTCCGGTTGAGCCTCTTGAGAAACTCAACCTGTTCCGGTGTCGGCTTATCTTCAAACATATTCATCATCATTCCGTATTAAACTGTGCGGACGCCGCGGCACTATCCCTGCCGGCCCTGGCCAATTGTTCCGCAAGGGCGGCCTGACGCATCTGATCCTCCTGCGCCCTCTCCTCCTCAACCATCTTGCTATTCTCGGACGCGGACACAATGCACTTGGACGGGGCGCCGGAACTGTCCCACATAAACCGCAACACCTCCCATGCCTTCATGCGCTTGGCAATGCGGGTATCGCCCGAAACCTGGATATACTTCGCCAACCCATTCAGCACCCCCTCAAGGCCGTACCTCTGCAAACGGTCAAATGCCTGGGCAATCTTGCCCAGATAGCGGGTGCGGGGAGTTCGCAACTCAAACTTCTCCCCATCGGCGGAACGGACAAAAAACTCATCAGGCGCGTCGCCCGGAAGCACGGCCCCCTGCATATTGCGGAACATCAGGCAGACAATGCGATTCATCATCGTCTGGAAATCCTGCGAAAACTGAATGAAAGAAGAAAAAAAGCAAATAATGCGTTCCGACTCGCGGGCATTCACCTCCGTAGCCGTCATCTCGCGGTCCACGCTTGAAACCACCTGGAGAATATCATTGAAAAACGCCTCCCTGATCAACTTCTCCTTCTTATCTTGCCGCTCCAGCATAAACCTCACATCCCCCACGTTCGCCCATTCCCTCGGAAACTGTGAACCAATAAGCTCATCCGGAACAACCGTCTTGCCTCCGGCCCGCAAATCAACCTCCTTTGCCATCTTAGCCGACACAATAACGCTGGGAATTGCCGCCCGGCTGCCGGCCACATCCATCACCCGATCCATCAGCAGGGTAGCCTTAATCTCCGGCAGCACAGCCTTGCCCGGAGCCTCGCCGTAAGAAGAAACGCCACCCTTCAAAAAGCGCGTCACCAAAAAAGGAAACTCGTAAAAGCCGCCATGGAAAACAATCTTCTCCGCCTCCCTGGCAATATACACGTCCAACCACTTGCGGCGGCCAGGCCTTACCATGTCGGAACCGAACTGCGCCCGGCTGTTGGGCAGTACAAGGTGAACAAACTCGAACATCTCGGTGTACCGCCTCTCCGCATCCTTATACGCCTCCTGAATCTTGACAGGCAGATTACGCAGCTTAAACATCTCCACGGCCTGCTGGGCAGTAAACTTCAACGTCCGCACCAGCGTATTCACCTCCCCGTGGGCTCCCTCGGCAATCGCATAAGTCCCGGTAGGGACGTGTTTAAACACCAGGGACCCGTCACGGGAAACATCTGCAAACATGCAGCCTGTCCCTGTCAGGCAACGGTCCAGGTAAACCTCGTGGGCCGCCGCATAAAAATTGGAATCCGCCAGCGCGCGGTAGACGGCCTCCGTCGCTTTGCTGTACCAATCGTCCTCATCGGTGTAATCATCCCTTTCCTCCTGCGGCCGCAGGGAAAACCACTTCTGATCCATGGGAGTAATAAAAAGAAGATGAGCGGACGCCAAATTCAAAAGGGACTTATGCGCCACCGGAGAAAAACTGGACGCAGCCGTCATCTCATTAGCCTGTTCCTGCTGGCGGGCCTTCCCCTCCATCCGCGGCATAATGCGCCGGCGCAATTCATCCCAATCCCCGGAATTCTTATTCATCTCCGTGAACAGGGCGTCTGCCGTCCTCAATAAATCTTTAACATTTTCCATGGATCTCCTGTGTAAAAATCAACCCAGCGTCTTCCTCAGGCCAGCCAGGGAAGAAAGAGGATTACTCCGGTTCGTCGTATTACTAAGCTTCAAGCGGCGACGGGCAGACGAATTCACCGCATTCTCCGCTTGGGAAACATCCTTGGTTTCCGTAGTAATAACCTTCTGTTCCGGGGCATTCGCCATGGCATCGGCCATAGCGTTGGCGGCGCTTGCCTGCTTCTTGGCCGCCTTATTGGCTCCATATCCCCCGAACGTGGCGATATTTGCCAGGGCCCCTCCGACAGCTTTTAATGGATTTGAACTCATAACAACTAATGGTAAACAACTAAACAAGCTCCTGCGCCACGCTGAACGCATCGTCGCATCTGCTCAGCCAGCCCTTCCCGAAGGTCGGAAACTGCCTGCAGGAGCGGTAAAACGCCTGACGCTTCTCTTGTAATCCAATGATGAACACCGCTTCACCCGTAGCGGCCAGCTGGTCCTGCAACTCCTGCCGGGTCCTGGGGCCGACAATCCCGTCCACCACAAGCCCGGCGCCGTGGATGTTCAGCGCGCGCTGCAAAATCTTCCCGGTATTCCTGCTCCCGGAATTGAAAAAATGGTCCCGCAACATAAACTCCGTGGCCGGAAAAGCGTCAGAACCCAGCCAGGAACGCACGGCGGCGGTATTATCCAGGACGTACTGGAGACATCCCTCCCAGGCCTCTTCACGCCTTCCGGCATCCAGCAGGGCCTTCAATCTGTTAAACACGGCCGGTTCAATGCCGTCGCAAATACCGCAAATCTCCCACTTGCCGCCCTTATCGGCGGCAGGAAGGCGGGAAACGCGCAGGGAATCCGGCCCGGTAACGCGGCTGTCTTCAAACCGGAGGATAGCCGCGGCCATCTTTCTTTCTGTAGTATTCATTCGTTCAGGTTATCGATAAGTTGCACAAGCTGCTTGCCTTCCACGGTGTAGCAATGGCACTTGGCATGCAAATGCCACTCATTGAATTGAGCCAGGAAAAAAGCGGCGTCTCTTTCGGTAAGAAAGATTTTCATGAACTGCTCCTTTCCGGGTTCGTCCACAATGAGTATGTACAGGGTAGGCATGCAAAAACTATTGGTTATTAACTAAAGGGAACTGGTAAGAAAAACTTTACAGTTCATTTCCTGCTCTGTTGTTCAAGGTTGGAGAGTCGCAGATTGATTTCCGACAAGGCGCGGGTTTGCTCGTTAATAAACGTCCTCATGTCGTGGTACATGATGGCGGCGGCAACAAAGCCCACGATCATGACAATCTCGGCCTTGTACTCACGTAAGAGTGTCAGGTAAGCGCGGGCTTTGGTGCACATAATCTTACTTTTTCAGGGATTGTACGACGGGCGGAACGTCCGTTTCCGGCTGTGCTTGACTATAGGAGATATGCCCCGGTTCCAGCACCAGGCAGGAGCCGTCCTTGCAGACCACCGTCTTGTCCGGCGTTACGTCCACGGAATGGCCGCAGCCGGGTTGCGTCAGAATCCCCGCGGCAACCAGGGCCCCAATCACAGCTCCGGCAATGACTTTTGCCCAACTCTCTTTAATACCCCAACCGGTCAGGAGACCAGTCAGCCAACTCACTTTTTCTTTATTCGTGCTCATATTTAGTAGTGAAATGCTTGAAAAATGCCATGGCGGTGGGATCCGTGATCACAAAAGCCGGGTAGTCGCGGGAAGTAAACACCCTGCGCCCGCCCTGGGGATTGACGGCCTCCACGGTTAGGGACACAGCCTCGGTGATAACCCAAGGGTATTGTGGTACTCCTGTAGGGGTATCGGTAACCACCCAGTCCTGCCTTGCCCACACCTGGGACGCCTGCCACGGCTCCGACAATCCCACCAGTGCGGCCACTACCGCCTGCATGGCCGGGGCCTGGTCGGCTGGTATATCGTCCTGCGTATAGCGGGCCGGAGGTCTATATCCGCCCGAATCCTGATAAATGGGCGTCAGGATGAATTCTCCCCATTCGCCGGGTTTCGGGAACTGTATTTGTAT